GGCTCGGCTGGCTTGTGCCGCCGTAAGCATCGGTCTCGACCTGCCAAACGATGTCGACGACGTCGACGAAGTCGCCGTTCGAGAAGCCGTGCGCAGGCGCCGTGACGACGCAGGGGTTTGCCAGAGAGACGCCGGTAATGGTGACGGGGTTGTCGAGCGTCAGACCGCAGTCGACGAAGAAGCAGTCCTCGACCGCGTCGGAATACTGCGGCGTCAAGCGCTCGACATAGCGCACCGTCTGCCCGTTGATCGTCCGCTTGACCACGAAGTAAACGCGGTCGAACAATTCGTCGCTGGCGCGCGGCAGGGCGGCCACGGCTTCGAACTTGCCATCGGTCTCCCAGCGCGACCACGCGATCACTTCCTGCTCCTGCTGGAACGTCATGGCCGCGAGAAGGCCGTCGCTGCGGACGGCGTGGACCACAGCGTCGGGGTAGCGCGCCATGTCCCAGTCGACCGCGTAGTGCTTCGCGAAGATATGGCTGGCCAGCAGGTTGAGATCGGTGCCGGTGTAGCCGTCGACCTGGAGCGAATACCCGAACGAGCGAACGCGGCTGCGGTTTTCCTGCACGAACAGCGTCGTCGAACCGATGATGATCGGGCGCTGGAACGAGATGCCCCACGCCGACTGCGGCTTCTGGCGCAGGGTCGACGCCGAGAAGGCGCTGTCCTGGCCGGAGTTGATGCGCCATTCGCTGCCGCTCGTGAACACCAGCAGGTCGTTGAGCGGGGCGTAGTCGCGGATTTCATTGACCTGCCGGCTCGACAGCGTCGCGGTGATGGCGTCGTCGTCGCGCAACGGCTCCGACTTGCTGAAGTTGCTGTACCCGCCGGTCTGCGAGAAATAGTTGGTGTCGGGCTTGTTGATCGTGCCCCCGAACACCCGACGCTGCTCGTAGTACGAGACCGCGCTCGGGTAGTTGCTCGACCCCGAAAACGGGTCGAACGCGGCCGGGGGCGTGTCGGTTTCGTCGGGGTCGAGGTTGTTGTCGGTGAAGGTCGTGCTCTCGGCGGACCCGATGAACCCGTACTGCCCTGCGCCAAGCCGGTAGACGTTGTACTTCGACGCGCCGGATACGGCCGACCAGGTGATCGTATTGTTGGGGGTCGTGGCACCTGTCGACGTCGACCCGCTGCCGGCCAGGCTCTCTTCGCCAGTGGCGTCGGAGACCGCCGTTACCTTGTAGTTGTACGTCGTAGAAGCGGCCGAGACCGGCGTTACGGTGACGCTGCCGGGGGCGGAGATGCTCGGGGCGAACGTGATCGTGGCCAGCGACCACGACGTCAGCGCTGCGCGGGAAAGCTCTCGCGGCGCGTAGTTCTTGTGGACGATCGTCAGCACGTCGGCCGACTGCACGAACTTCAACTCGAAGAGATCGGCCGTGACGTAGGGGCTGCTGATCTCGTAGACGCGCGCGACCGTGCCGCCCGACGAGTAGGTCGTGTAGGCCGACGAGTTGATGTTGGAGCCGGTGACCTGGTCGGTAAGCTCGAAGGTGTTAGTCGTGACGTTGGCCGCCCGGAACCAGCGCCCGTTGACCTGCGTCATGCCGACAACGCCCTCGATGTAGACGTCCTCGCCGTTGGTGACGCCGTGCGACGCCGACGTCACGACAGCCGGGTTGGCCTTGGTGATGCCGGTGATGTTGGTCGCGGTGCGCGTGATGTAGGCGTCGTTTCGAATGAACCGGATGTACTGGTTCCCGAACTCGAGGATGTGAGTGTCGGTCGTTTTGAACTGGAACGGGATCAGGCGGGGCGTGTAGGTGTGCGTCTTGACCGGGCCGATGAAGTAGGTGCCCGGGCGCCGCTGGGCGCCGCCGGCTGCGCGGATGACGACGTTGTAGGCGCGACGCAGCGCCACCTGATAAGCGGCGGTGTCGACGCGGCCGAAGATGTCGTCGCCGACCTCACCCTTTGCGAAGGACGGCTGGATCAGCGAGGGCATTTACCGCCCCCTGATCCAAGAGGCATCCCGAGGAGGTTCACCGGCCGCCGCGTTCGCGTTCTGCGCGGCCGACAAGCGGAACATGGCGTTGTAGATGTTGCCCTGCTCCTCGGCTATCGACCGCTTCGCCGTGATCTTGAACGCGATGCGCCAGGCCAGGCAATGCGAGAACGCCAACACGAAGGACGGCGTGAACACCAGCGGGTTGGTGCAGTCGTAGGTGTAGACGCCGATCGCGTCGTCGAGGTTGGTCAGGATCGAGCGGCTGCCGTCGGTAGCCGCCTCTTCCGCAAACGGAACCGGATCGGCCTGCTCGCCCGCCGGGTTACGCAGGCGGCGCATCGAGACGCAATCGTCCGGGTACTGGTAACGGAACGACCACACGCCCTCCGGCGGGTCCTCGCTGTGGGTGGCCAGTGCCAGCCGCTTGCGCGCGAACGCCCAGTCGTGGCGCTCGAGCACTTCGCGTCGGCAGACGTCGAACCACGACTTCACCGTTCGGGCCTCGACCGACGCCTCGGTCAAGCTCTCGATGTTGCCCGCCCGGATATGGTCGAGCGCGAGGTTCGCGATGTTGACGGTGGTCAGCACCGACATGGCGCGCTACCCGCGGCGCTGGCGCGTCGGGGCCTTCTCTGCCTTGCGGACCTCGTCGCCTTCGGCCGTGACCTGGGCCTCGGCGACGACGACTTCCGGCGGAACCTCGGCAACCGGCGCCGGCTTGGCGGCCGCAGCCTCGGCTTCTGCCTTGGCAGCGACGGTGTCGGCGCTGGTGACCGTACGGAAGCCGCGCACCGGGATGTTCATCATCGGCACGACGGGCTTGCCGCCGAAGCGATCCTTGCCGTCGTCCGCCTCGGCCGACTTCGGCAGGTACGGGACGAGGTGATCGGGGATTTCGACGGGCACGACGCGCGCCGCGGTCCAGAACGAACCGTCGGGGGCGAACCAGTCATTCTTCAGATAGAACTTGGCCATTGGCTTCCTTCTCCTTCCACGAAACTTGCGGGATCAGGGGCGGCCGAAGCCGCCCCTGCCTGCCCGGGCTAGACCTTAGTTCGAGGCGTCGGCGTACGCCTTCCAGGCTTCCGGCGGATCGAACGTCAGGAAGGCGTCGATCGCGCCCGTGTCCACCGCCGTCGTGTCGACGTTGGCGATGATGCCGAGGTAGCGCTCGTAGGCGGGCGAGCCCTGCGGCAGCGGGATGACGATCTGGTAGCCGGCCACGAGGGTCGCCTTGGCGATCGCCGCCGAAGCCCAGTGGATCGACGCCGAACCGTCCGTCGCGATGGACGCCGAGGCGTCCGACACCAGTTCGAACGTGACGTTCGTGGTGCCGCCGGAGGTGACCGCCGTCGCGACGCGGATGACGACGTAGAGCGGCTTGCCCGCGCCGACGTTGCGCCCCGCGATGCCGAGGTCGATCTGGTTGCCGACGAGGCGGCGCCCCGTCGACGCGCCGAGGGCGGTGCCGTCGGCGAAGGTGTTGAGGTTGTCGATGATGGCCATGTCGTTGTCTCCTTCTCGAGAGATTGGTGCGATCAGGTGGGGCGGGCCGAAACCCGCCCCGCTAGATCACGAAACCGCCGCTTCGTCGGCCGCGAGGGCGTCGACGCGCAGGACGGGGACGCCCTGGAACGTGTCGACCATCTTGCCGCCGACTTCCTCGCGCATGAGCGAGGAGTTCTTCGTGCCCTCGGAAAGCTGCTGGCCGAGGCGGGTGCGGACGTAGCGCGACATGCAGAGCACGGCGCGACCGCGCGACATCGAGGGGATGAGGTTCATCGCCTCGTGGATCAGGCGCGGCAGGTTCGCACCCGAGGACGCATCGGCGAGCAGCGCCGACTTGTCGATGTTCGGGATGCGGACGCCGTAGCGCCAGTCGCGGACGCAGATGCCGAGCTTCTGCTCGTAGTGCGTACGCCACGCCATCATGCGGCCGGTGTTCGAGCCGTTCGAGGCGTCCTCGATGACCTGCTTGCCGAGGTCCTCGATCGTGAGGCCGGCCGAGGCACCCTGCGGGATCAGGCCGTGGATCGTGTCCTCGCCGAGAACCAGCAGCCAGATCGAGGCGTTGTCCGAGCCGCCGCCGCCGCCCGTGATGACGTTCTCGGCGTTCGCCGCCGTGGCCGTCGACAGGGTGTTGTAACGCGGGGCCAGGCCGGTGAAGCGCTCCGGGTTGGTCGTGACGTTCTCGTAGAAGATGGCGCGGACCATCTCCTGCGCGAAGCTCTCGATCTGCGCCTTCTCCTCGGTGAAGCGAGCCGCGGCCTTGTCCTTGGCAAGCTGGAGGAGACGATCGTCGACTTCCGAGAACGCTTCCATGCGGCCGACGGTCTCCGTGACCTGCACGGTCGTCGACTTGCCCGGCGTGACGCCCGAGTAGAGCGTCGTCCAGGTCACCGGGGGCAGGCCCGTGCGGATCGTGGTCAGGTGACCCGTCGGCAGGTTGCCTTCGATGAAGGGAAGGAACTGGATCAGTTCGTTGGTCTGGTCGAGGATTTCCACGACCTTCGCGATGCCACCGTTCGGATCGGTGCGCTTGGCGAGGTCGAGGAGCGTCATGTTGTTGGTGGACAGAGCGGCCATTGCTGGTTCCTCCTGGCTGGGGTTGGTTTACTTCGCACGCATGGACGGGTAGAGCGCCTCGGCGGCCGAGGTCGGCTTCGACACGTCCTTGCCCCCAGGAACGAGCTTGTCGTTCTGGATGGCCTGACCCACGCGCGCAAACGCGCGGATCACCTCGGGGTGGTTGCCCATCCCGTAGGTCTGGAGAGCCTCGATCAGCTTCGGCGTGCCGAACTGCTTGAGGGCCGCGTTCGCCGCGGCCACGCTCTCGTCGAACTTGGCGCCGCCGAACTCCTTGTCGGCCTTCGCCTCGGCGAGCCAATCGCTCGCCTGCTTGTCCCAAAACTCGCCGATCTTCTTGACCTGCGCCGCCTCGTTGGCGGCCTGGAAGTCGACGAGCTTCTGCGCCGCTTCCTGGGTCAGGCCCAGTTCCTTGGCGAGCCCCTTGAAGCCCTCGATCTGCGCCGCGTCGACCGTGACGCCCTCGGGGAGCTTGAAATCTTCGTACTTCTCCGGCGGGCCGGAGGGCTTGTCGTCCTTCTTGCCCTCGCCGTCCTTCTTGCCTTCGGCGCCCTCCTTGGCGTCCGGCTTCTTCTCGCCGCCGTCCTTCTTGCCTTCGGCGCCCTCCTTGGCGTCCGGCTTCTTCTCGCCGCCGTCGAGCGCCTGCGCCGGCTTCTCGCCAGCCTTTGCCGCAGCGTCCGCAGCCGCCTTCGCGGCGTCTCCGCCGAGCGCCTGATCCTTGGTGTCTGCCACGCCTCCCGCGGCGCCGGCAGCGCCCTTGTCTTCGGTTTCCCCAGCCATGTTACTGACCACCTTTCCGAACGCGCTCGCGTTCTATTCCCTCGTCTTCCATGACGCGAACCAGCCCGAGGTCGACCGACCGCATCTGCCTCCACAGTTGGAGGACAACTTCCCTTTTACCGGATCGAAATGCCGCCTGCAAGGGATTTTCTCCCACGAACGTCTGATCGTTGAGGCCGCCTTCGTTGAGGAGGCGCCACAGCACCGCGCGCCCGTCCGCCGTGCGCATCACGTTTAGGAGTTCGTTCCGCTCGATCGCGGCGTGGTTGCCGGTCGGCTTGACGATGTCGTCGAAGAAGTCGTCGCTCACCGACGCGCTCCTTGACCCCGCGCGGCTGCCTGCGCCTGCATGAGGTCCTTGCCGGCCTTGGCGCCGGTGGCCGCAACCTCGGCCATCTGCGCCATGTTGGCCTGCTGCTGCGCAGCCTGCCGCTGCTCGGCGACCGCGTCGTCGGGCACGATGATTTTCGGCGGGGCGCCGACGCGCGCCGCGTACTCGTCGACGACTTGGTCGCCGTCGATCTTGAATT